GCTCAGACCGAGGCCGTTGAAGGTCGCGGATCGCGGCGGCCATGACCCGGACGGCGCCGCATCGAGCCAATGCTGCGCATCGAGACCCCCGCTGCCCGTCGTCCAGTCCGACAGCGGCAGATAATCGTCGAATGCGACCAGATCGATATTGCCATGGCCATAAAGCTGATCGAGATGCGGCCATTGGCCGTTCGCCCCCGGATGCTGATAGCCCATCCACACCGACCAATCGGCGGAATAGCTGATCAGATTGTGCAATCCAGCGAGATCCTTGGTCAGTCCGGCGCCGTCGAACACGCTGCGCACGTCGTCCGCGAGCTGCATCAATCCGGCCACGAAGGGATAGTCCCAGGTCACCCTGCCGCCGGCCCCGGTGGTGCCCGCTTTGGTCCAGGCGGGCCCGCGGATCGTCTCCAGGCCGCGCAATTCAGAGCCGAGCAGAAAGAGATCGATCCCGCCGGCCACGACGCACAAATTCGCATAATGCAGGATCATCCGCCGGTAGGTGTAATCGGTTGGCAATCCCGCATAAGCGACGGTGAGGTTCGTGGTGTCGCGCGTGAACTGCGAGGCCGCCGCGCCGCCGAGAAAACTATCGACCGCGGTCGTTGCGGCGCTCGAAATGTCGGTGCCGTTGTAGGCGATGCGGCCGCGCCACGGTTCGCCGCTCGCCGCCATCAGGATGAAGGGGTAGAACACGACCCGCAGCCCGCGCGACTTCAGATCGCGAATGCAGCGCACGATCGACTGGTCCGACGGCGTGCCGCCATAGATGAACGCGCCATTGACCTGCGGAATGGCGATGAGACCTGGCGAATTTTGCGTCAGGCTCGAACAGCGCCACTGGTCCGCGGCGCCTGACGCCTGCCGAAACGCCCCACCGATATAGGTTGTCGACGGATAGATCTCGCACGCCGAAATATCGGTCGAATTGCCGAACCAGGAGACCACCAGCGCGACGGTCGTGCAGCCGGGAAACTCCGTCTGCAGATTGTCGAGCGCAATCGTATAGTCCGTGATCGAGCCGGTCCCGGCCAGCGGCCCGCCATTGGCGTACCGATTGATCGACGTCAGGCTCGTCTCGGTGACGCGCTGGCCCAGATAGGCAATGGTGTCGTACGTGAACTCGCCCGTCGATGGCAACAGGTTCACGCCGTTGATGTAGGTCATGTCAGCGTTCAGCAGTCGGAGCGAACGTGAAACTTAGTCTCGTCGATATTCGGTCACGGATGGATCGCTCGTAGCCCGATATGGGCGCCGCGTTTGACCGCGTCGTTGATCGCCCGCAGCATGTGTTTGGAATTGTCATTGAAGAAACGCGCGACGCTCTGCGAATCAAGCGCCGAAACACTGATGCTCACCGGCGCGTGAATCTGCGGCGACATGTTGGCGCCGGTGTAGGGCCCGGAGCCGCGCGCCGCGGGGATGATGGTCTCGCCGGGGTGAATCAGCGCGAGGCCGCCGCGCACGACATAATCGGTGCCGACATCGAAGATCGCCGCCGCCGAAACGGATGCCTGCGCGGCCGCCGCCGGCCCCGCCGCCGCCGGCCCCATAGTCGGCGCCAGAAAGGCGAACACGCCGGCGAACGTCTGCGCCGCGTCGGTCATGATCGCCTGCATGGCGTTCGTGGCGTTGGCGAGGATGCCGGAGGCTGCCCCAGTCTGCTGCGCCGCCGCCCGCGCCGCGGCGCCGCTCGTCGACGCCGTGGTCTGCGCCAGTTCGGCCGCCAGCCATTTTACCACCATCTGCTCGCACATCTCGATGAACTTGATGATGACGTCGCCGAGGATGTTCTTGAACGCCTGCGACCAGCTCGTGGTGCCGGCGAGAAGCCCGCGCAGCTGCGAATTGAACGCGGTCTCGATGGTGCCGAGCGCCGTATTCCACATCTGCTGCTGCTGCGCGATCGCCTGCTCGTCGAGCCTGATCATGTCGAGATCGTGCTTTTGCTTGAGCAAAGTGATCCTGTTGAGAACCTGTTGGTATTGCTGTGCTTTGAGATTGCCGAGATCGGCCTCCTGCTGGAGCAGCTTCAGCTCCGCCTCGTATTCCTTCTGCGTCGCCGCCTCGAGCATCGCATATTTTTGGTTTTGCGTGATCTGGTATTGATTGGCCTCGGCGGCGAGCAGGACCTTCTGCTCGGCCAGACCCTGATGCAAAACCTGGATCTCGTTGTTGATCTCCCTCATGCTTAAAGCGCTGAGCTTGGCTTGACTGCCGATGTTGGCGAAGCTCTGGGCTATCTGATCGAGCGTCGCTGGCGGCAGAAGGCCGCCAAAAGCCGCGTTCAGTGCCGCCAGTTTGGCATTGATATCCCCGACCGGCGCCGCCATTCCGCGGAGTGCACTGCGGACCTCCTCGAGTCCCGCGAGCGCATCGTCGGTCGCTGCGGAAAAGCGAATTTCGACGGCATTGTCGTCGGTCATAAGCGAATCCTCGCGAAACTCACCTGATTGCACCGCCCGGGAACATCGCGAGCAGCTCGTGATAATTGAACGACGGCCGCGGCCGCGGCTTGTGGCCGAGATAGGCGGCGACCATGCGGCGTACGGGCGGGTAATCGGTCCACGCGCGGTGCAGGTCTTCCAGAAACGGAATATCGACCTGATCGAGCACTTGGTCGCGCGTCCAATGCAGCTCGATCACGAGGTCGGCGACGAGCGCGCGCCAGTCGACGCGATCGAAGCGCTCGCCGCCGGGATTTCCCCCCCGGCTGCGGCTCCATCCGGCACCGCGGCGCCCTCCCCGCCATCGACGCGCCGGCCGCCGGCCTGCTCGATCACCACCGGCAAGGCCGCGACGAGTTCGCCGATCGTGATCGGCAGATCGTAAAACTTGTCCCGGGTTAGCTTGGGGTAGGCGCGGCGCAAGCCGTGCCACAGAACCTCCGCCAGCGGCGCGAGCCGTTCGCCGGACAGAGTTTCGACGTTGATGGCCGACAGTTTCGGCACGTAATCGGCGATCGCCAGGATTTGGCGCAGCGACAGCGGCGCCACCTTCCAGTCCCGGCCGCCCAGACGGACGTCGCGCGCACCCGAAAGGTCGATTTTGTCGTCGAGTTCGAAGCTCACGCCATTCCTCCTTTGGTGGCCTCGCCGGCGACTATTCGCTCAGGCTGATGGTGCCGATATTGTTCGAGGCGTCTGCGATCGCCTGGAAATCGAATTCGGCAACGGTGAATTTCTGATTGGAGAACGGCAGCGATAGCTTCGGCGAGACACAGGCGTTGAGTTTCACCAGCAAATCCTTGCTGGTACCGAAATAGCTAAACGTCTCTTTCAGCGAGATTTCGAACATCGGCAGCGGACCGGCGAGCTGATTGGCGAGGCCGATCTTGTTGCCGGAGGAGATCGTGTAGCTGTAATAGACGAGGACGCCCGCGCCGTTGTCGGCCGAGTTGAAAGTGTAGGCGCCGGGACTGCCGCTCGGCGCGACATATTGCCCTTGCGTCGGCGAAGCCGTGACCGGCGTCAGCTGAACGCCGCTCGAAGAATAAAACACGCCGAAATCCTCGACGAACGTCGAGCCGTTGGCCACAGTGACCGCGGCGGACGCGACGGTGTCGGCCTCGCCGGTCGTCATCTCCAGCATGCTGTTGGCCGTGAGCGTCTGGCCGAGGAACAGATTGTTGATCTGCGTCGCCTGCAGCCGCGCGAACTTGGCTTTGCCGGTGATCTTGAACTCGCCGCCGCCCGCCGCGACCGCGGTGTTGTATTGGCCGAGCAGGGTTTCGATCTTGCGATCGAAATCGATCGACACGTCCTGCAACGTGCCGAGCAGGCACGGCGGCGTGCCGGTGATATCGGTACGCTTGCCGATCAGCGTACCGCTGCCGAACGCGAATTGGGTCATGGATCGGGTCTCCTGGATTGTGTGGAAGAAGCGAATGGCGAATAGCGAATAGCGAATGGCGAGTGGGAGCGGCGAAGGGCCAAAAACCCCATTCGCCATTCGCCCTTCGGTTAGGGAACCAAGATCTGAAACGGAATGGCCGCGACGGCCTTGCCGTCGACGTCGCCGGTATCGACGAACACCGGCCCGAGCGGGTAGCAATGCGACACCAGCCCGCCGAGCGTCTGCCGGTTGCCGTTGAGCGCATCGGCGCCCGCCGGCGCCACCGCCGCATCGACGGCGTCGAGGAGCGCGTTCATGGCGGTATCCGGCACGTCCTCGGGGTCCATCCCGGCGGACATATATATAAAGACATGCGCATTGATGGTCAGCGTCGGCAGCCCCTCGTTCTGCCGCCCCCGCACCTCACCGGTCTTGAGCATGGTCAAAAACGGCATCTGCGTCTCGTTGACCTGATCCCAATGCACGAACCGCCGGCTGGTCGCAGTGAAGCTTGCGGCGCCGGCAATAAGGTCAAAGAAGGCGACGGAGATTTGTTCGCGGGTGATGGCGGTCATGGCGATCCGGGCTCGTGAGTTGTATTTTTGACAGGCGCGGCGAACGTCCGCTTGCCGGCGGTGTGAAAATCGCACCTGGAACGCTTCGCAGGATGCTTTTTAGCATTCGGCCGGGCGTTCGGCGTCGTCTTTTGTATCGCCCGCCCGCACTGGCCGCCATGCAACTGCGCTGCTGCGCTCGCCAGTCCGCATGAAATGAACGAGAATTTCCTTCAGTTCGTCGAACCGCAGGATATTGCTGGAACCAATTGGCGTCGGCGTGCCGCCGCACATAAATTCGACGACGCCCCGTCTCATCGGCGGTCGCGGAGACACCGCCATGAGATAAGGCGGCCTGCCGTCCATGCGGCTGAATTGCACGCCACCGAAGTCGCCACCGATACCGACTGTGAGTTCGAAATCGCCGGCACTCGAAAACTCCGCTATGAAAGGGGGTCGCTTGCGAGCTTCATCGAGAACACCCGATAGGTCATCCTCCGATGAAATCGCGCGACCATGGTTCGGATCGCGTTCGTCCTGGTAGTTCCGAAAAAATATGATCACTGGCGCGTATTCTGAAACCGGAGGCGTTGCGCTCACAAACGCTACTGCGGAAATCACCGCCGGTCCATCGGCCTGTCGTCCCTTTCCCGGCCTGCCCCTCCGTCAGCGCATCTCGGCGCGCTCAGCGAGTCCAAGCAACGGCGATCCGATTTATTCGAAGGGCGCGTATTCCCCCTTCGCCCACTCGCTAAGCGTCCAGGACGCCTCGAGGCTTTCCTGCGATCGATCCTTCACGTCGATTTCACGCAAAGCAGCGATCGCCTTGTCGGTGGCGATCCGCAAGCAGTATCGGGCCGCCTTCTGTCGAACCGCAACATGCGGATGATCCAACATCGGCACCAGGGCTTCGAGGTTGCCCCGCGCATTGAGCTCCTTCGCAACGGCGTAGGGCTCACCGCTTATCTTGTTGTATGCCTTCATGGTGGGCCAGCCGCCTTCTTCCTCAGTAATAAAGCGCGTGGAACCGTAGCAACGTTCGCAAGCGTCGACAAAGCGCTCCAACAACTGCGGAACCGTCATCTCGCTCACAGTCGGACGCTCGGGCGGATCTTTAAGAATGCGATCGCGCCACGCAAGCACCTCTCGGGTACTCACATTATGGACCAGTCCTGTCATCGTTGCTGTCGCCCATTCCGGATCAACCGAAAGAAATTGTGTGCCGGCCCAGCCACGCACATCCGGGTCATGGCTTTCGAACAGCCTTCGCAGCTGGCCGATCGGCCTTCGACGCCGCAACTCGGCGCCGAGCGACTGCATCTCCTGCAAGCCCGCTTCGCTGCCTTTTGCGTGTAAGTCCTTGACCGCTTGCCCCCATCTCTCGTATGGCAGAGCAAAAAGACCGTATATGTTACCATTGATTTTGGCCGTCTCAACGAACTTTTGCAAAAGTTCATCTGTGCTCAGTGGTGAATAGTCGATACCACTCATTTGAGTATACCAACTTCGCGCATTATTCTAAGCCCCTCTTGGCGCTGCTGGTCAAAATCCATCTTGTTGATGACGTCTCGCACGAGCGGCGTCCCCGGACCATCGGAATTGCTACTATAGCAGGCACTGATCTGCTCATGCAAAAATCTCGGTATCCACACAATGTTGCTCGGATCATCGATGCGATCACGGCCGAATTTAGAGAAGACGCCCTTGGCAAGATTGTCATCGTTTTGCCCAACGATATGATGCGGCTCGTATCCCAGCGCATCTTCGATCGGTTGTTTCTGCAATTCTTCAAGAGACTTTGGGAACGGCTGTAATGCCGCCCTCAACTGCGCAGTTAAACGATCCTCTCCCCCATTGAGATCCAGCGGAGTGAAAACGGCAAGAAATAACTTGACGATCAACTCAATCTCGGGCGCTCCCAGCAGGAGCCCAAGGCCATATCGGAGAGCAAGGCGAGGCGCTATTTCCTTAATGAACGCACGGGCTGCTGCGTTGACTTTCGGCAGGGGCCAGCCATTCCGTGGCTTGATACTCGGAACCGACGTCCGCGGGCGCGACCCGACGTGGCACCGATGGTTTCGGCTTTAAAGCGAACCAACCCGGGTTTGGCTTGGTCCCAGTACGCGGGTGCTTGGCATCCCAATCCGGGGCGGCTTTCAGAAGGCCGATGCGACGAAGGTCCGACGCGCGGTGAGCGACCTCATCGGCAGATTCCGCTTCCTTTGAAATCCGTGGCGGATCGGGCAATCGCATCTGGCCCGCAGCGATCGCCGCCATGGCGAGATCGCCGCGATTGAATGCGGCCGCGATCAGGGCCAAAGCGCCTGCTTTGGCCGCCACGTCGACGGGAAGCCGGTAGAGAGCCGTCAGTTCGTCGTTGAGCTCGGCTGCCGTGCGAACCGACCACGTCACGTGGCCGCAACTGCCAGTGCAGCGGCGCAGCAGTGGAACATCGCCGACAAAGACTCCTTGCTCGTCGCAAGAAATCCCGTCGCTCGTCCGCTTTGGAGCAAGCGAAAAAGCGGGCAATCCAGGCATCGCAAACATGCGATCTGGCTCCGTTGGATCGGGGTGATGTGAAACAGGAAGCATGAGGAAAGCCGCGGCGAAGCTGACTGCCGCTATTGCGCCGCGCCCATCACCGCCTCGATCAGCCCATCGCGGATTTCATCCGCCATTTCCGCGAGCGACGAGCGCAGATAAGACCGCTCCGGCATCGTCACCGCCGGCAGATTGACCCGCGCGGCAAAGGCCTGTTTGCCACCGAGCAGGAAGGCCAGCGCCTTGGCCTTGTCTGGCACGATCTCGTGCGGCGGGATCACGCCGCCATATTCGTGGATGGCGGCGTATTTCACGTCGCCGTTGGTGGCGATGGTCACGGCGCCGCCGGTTGCCGTCTCTTCGATGGTCGCGACGATGGCGCGGGCGAGCGCGCCGGTGCGCGGGTTGAGGACGCCGGCGAGTTTTTGCTGCACTTTGGCTTCGAGCTCGGCGGCGAGCGCGGTCGCCTTATCCGCCAAAGCATCGCGCAGGCGCTCGGGCAAGCCGGCGAGCGCGGCAGACGCGGTGTCGCCCAGGGCAAGCTCGAACATGACCGGCTCCTTCGCTCATTCGGGAAAGCTGGATGTCGACGATCGCTGACTTTTGCTATTGTCAGCGAACGCTGACATATGGTAATGTCGGCGAACGGTGACATAAGGTATGCCCATGCTCGTCCGTACGCCTGCCGACCTCGGCGCGGTCATTCGCGAACGCCGCAAACGGCTGAAACTCGATCAGGCGGCTTTCGCCAAGCGGATCGGCGTCAGCCGGCAATGGATCATCGAGGTCGAACGCGGCCATGCGCGCGCCGAGCTGGGCCTCGTGCTTCGCGCCATCGATGCTTTGGACATCGCGCTCGACGCCAGTGTCGGTCAAGCCAGGCCCCGCCGTACGGGCACCGTCGATATCGACGCCATCGTCGCCAAAGCCAAAACCAGCAGGCCATGACCGGCGAACTCGTCGTCCTTTTGGACGCCAAACAGGTCGGCCGTGTCGTCAGGGATGCGCGTGGCCGGCTCAGCTTCGTCTATGACGACGCCTGGCGAAACACCGCGGATGCTTATCCGCTGTCACTCTCGATGCCGCTCGGGGCCACGGAACACGGCCACGGCGCCATCGAAACGTTCCTATGGGGCCTCTTGCCGGATAACGAGCAGGTGCTCTCGCGCTGGGCGACAACATTCCAAGTGTCGGCCCGCAACGCTTTCGCCCTCATATCCCATGTCGGCGAGGATTGCGCCGGTGCCGTTCAGTTCGTGATGCCGGATCGCGTGGCCGCGATACGAAGCGGCACCGAAGACACGGTCGAGTGGCTGAGCGAATCCGACGTTGCTGCAAAACGGCCGTTGGGGTATTCCCTCCGGCCGCCTGCCGACCACACATATTCTTAAGCCGCCGACCGGCCAATTCGAAGGGCACGCGGAGAACGAACATTTCTGCCTCACGCTCGCGCGCAGCCTCGGCTTGCCTGTAGCTCATTCGACTGTGATGCGCTTCGAGAACGAAATCGCCATCGTCATCGAGCGCTATGACCGCCTGCACAAGGGCAACGCCATCCTCCGTGTCCATCAGGAAGACGCCTGCCAAGCGCTCGGCATCATGCCGACCAAGAAGTATCAGAACGAAGGTGGCCCAAGCGCATTCGACATCGTCCAGCTGTTGCGCACCTACTCGACCGATCGCGCGGCCGATGTTGACACGTTTATCGCGGCCGTCGGCTTTAACTGGCTCATCGCCGGCACCGACGCGCACGCCAAGAATTTCTCGTTGCTCCTGGGCGGCCACCGCGTTCGGCTCGCGCCGCTTTATGACGTGGCCAGTATCCTGCCTTACCCGGGAGTTGACCTGCAAAAGATCAAGCTCGCGATGAAAATCGGCGGCGAATACCGCGTGAGCCGCATCGCCTTGCGCCAGTGGCACAAATTCGCGCGCGAAATGCGCGTAGACGCTGACAAACTGGTTGACACGCTGATAGCGATGGCCAAGCAGCTTCCCGACGAGGTCGATGCCGCACGGACGCGTGCTCGCGAAGAAGGATTGAAAGAGGTGATGATCGAGCGTCTCGCAGCACATTTGGTGAAACGAGCAGGTGAGTGCCGACGGACCCTCGAAACTGCGTCGGCGTGATTGACGGTGCGCGCCCTCAAGAGATCCGCGCCGAAAGCGCCCCTAAATTCCCACCACAGCCCGATACGGATCGAGCGAGGCGCGGACGAAATCGGGCATATCTTTGAGGCTGTAGGACGACGTGAGCTGGCCGGACACCGACTGCGCGCTCTGCCCGATGCGGGTGCGGTAGCGGTAGCGCTCGGCCACCCACTCGATGCAGGCGTTGTTGATCGCCGCGGGGATGAAGCCGTAAGAGATCGACACCGCCGCCCCGGCGTCGGCCGCGGCGAAGCTGTAGGCGCCGCTCGTTACATTATATTGCCCGGCGCTCGGCGTGCCCCCGACCGGCGTTAGCGCCGTGCCGCTATCGGCGCCGCTGCTGTAAACGACACCGGCATCGCTCGCCCATGGGCCGAACGGCGCCAGGGCGGTCACCGTATAAGGGCCGGGCGCGGCGGGCACGGTCGCGCTTTCGCCCTCGACCGCGTAGCCGGCGTTATATGCGATAGTGACATTCTGCCGGCCGTTGTGAAACGCGGCGTGGAATACATCGAGCGCCTGCGGCCGCCCCGGCGGCAGACCGTCCCAGGGCTCGAGCAGATAACCCTTGCCGTGGGCCGTACCCGTCACTGGCAATACCCGTGCGGGCACCGCAAAATTGTCGATCGTCAGCGACGTCATTTGCAGCACCGGATAGTGCCGAAGATAAAGCCGGGTTTTGCCATTGCCGTCGATCCGTTCGACATAAGCGCGCGGCATCAACGCAGGCCGGCCGAGATACGACGCGATCGCGCCACTTACGTCGGTGATGAGGCGCGCCAACAAGGAATCATCGGACGTGCCGATGCCGCTCGAACCTGACAGCCAGGTTTTGACATCGGCCAGCACGGCGAGATCGGATGCAGCCATTTTGTTTATCCCTCCGTTCGGGCTTTCCGCGCGGCGGCCTTGCCGCGCCGCGCCGTGCCCGCGACTTTCCGCGTCTCAGCCGCCGCCACTTCCATGAAGCCGAAGCACTCGATCAGCAGCGCGCCGACCTCGGCCTCGACCTCGTAGACGCCGTCGCGCGGCGCGACCGTCACACCGTCGACGCATGGGTCGCCGACGCCTTCCGGCGCTTTGAGCTTCATGGGGGGCCTCGTGATCTTCGCGGTCTATGGCGGGCGCCGCCGCCCGCGACGTTACTCGCGCCGTTGCAACGGATATCAATCTACGGTAGTAATTACCGACTGGAGGGTTGCGATGACGATCGAGCAAGAATGGCTGCAGTTTCGCGAAGCAATTCGGACCAACATCGCCAAACACGGCCGTTGCATACAGGCCGTGGGCGAAACGGAAAGTGACGTGCCTGGACTGGAGCCTTTCAGCTACACCGTCGGCAACCACGGCCGCGGCCTTCCCAAATTGCTGATTGTCGGCACCACCAAGTTGGCCGGCATCCTAAATCGGTTGAGCGAGATACAGCGCGATCGCGGCCGGGCTTTCGAGCACGAGGAACTCGTCAGCATTGGCGGCACGTTTCCACTGCGCATCATCGACACCGGCGACCTAGGACATAAGGAATACGCCTACTTCGCGCGGCTTTATTACGACAGCGACACCGTCGAAGTCCGCCAGGTCCTCATACCCGATACCAAAGGCCGCTGGCCCGACACACCGGGCTGCGACGCTCCGTACCGAGACCAGCCGATCCTATCGGCACTCAAGGGAGCGCCGAGTTAGTTTGGCGACGCTACTATAGGCCTTCCATCGAGTCTCCAAAGCGCGGCAAGGGCGTCTGCTGCTTGCGGATAACGGCGGGAATTCGCAATATTCAACAGCGCCTAACGCGCGGCCCGAGGGGCGACTTCCATTGTGGCGAGAGCCGCCTTCAGCCGCACCTGAATGTTGGGGTTATTATACAACGCCAGGAGGGCCGAGCGCTGATCTCCAGGTCTGACTTTCAATTCATCAATGACCTGCTCCATCTGATCGAACAGTCGGTTGTAGCTCCTATTGTCCTCGTTAAATATCGCCTTGTCCTGATCCAGGGCTATGGACGCAAAACGCTCGACCAGTTCATTTCCGGTCAATGATTGGAGAGCCCGTTTATTCACGGCTGCAGAACTCCGAATAAGATCAGCGCATCCTTACCGACTCGCATGCGTTCATGCCGGCTTTTGCTACGCAGATACTCGCGCGACGACCACTCAGTCCGGAACAAACACGCCGCGCGCCAGATTCCACAGGCACATTCCAGCGTCACCGGCCTGGGGCTGCCATCCAGACTCCGAAATTGCCTTCAGCATCTGCCTTGCTTCCACTGGTGCAAGCGCTAACGTGGCCTTTGCGGCCTTCAGCCGAACTTGCATGTTCGGATGATTGAACAACGTCAACAATGCCCGCCGCTGATCACCAGTTCGGCTTTTAAGTTCCGCTTTGACAGATTCCATCTGGTCAAACAGCCGATTAAACTTCTCAATCTCGTCCTCAAGTAGGGCCTTATCCTGCCTTACTCCCATATCAGCAAAACGTTCGACTAGCTCGGATACGGGTAAATCGCGGAGATTTGAGTGCTTCACGGCTTTAGAACTCCAAATAAAACCAGCGCACGCTTGCCAACCCTCACGCGTTCATCCGAATCCTTGCCTCTCAGGTAATCTCTTGGCGAGAGCATACCGTAATCTTCGTTTTTCGTCGCGTACCACGCGGTGATCTGCCAATGTCTGAATGTCGAGATACGCAGCCGGTTTTCGGCGCCATCGACTAAGTCTGGCGGAAATCCGTCTTGGAGAGCCGATGACTGCTCCACTGGATGATGGATATCGTATCCGCGTCGTGGGTTCAACGCATCCTGTTGAAGCTCGGCCCAGGTCTTCGGCGGCTGAAAATAGGCAACGATATAGGGCAAATAGGTGCGCACCCCATCGGCGGCTTGCAACGCCAGGAGATAGTCGCCGGCTGGTCCGCCGAATGTCGCTTCCAGACCGGCTTTGACTCAACCAGCGGGCGGCAGCTCGTAAGAATGCATTCCGGATTTTCGCGGTTGGCGGCTCCTCCTCCGGAATTTCGGGCGGCGCCTCAAGTGGCGGTCCTTGATTGTAGCCAATGCTTGGCGTGTCGTTCGCAGCGTATTGCGCCCCCGGAATCCAGTGATTGTCGGCGGATGCGTCCGACAGAACGGGGCTCGAAGCGGTCGAGTGAGCGCCTCCGCCCTCTCGCGTCCATTGTCCGCCATCGGGATTTCCCGCCGGTACGCGCGGTTCGTTGGGATTGTAGCCCGCCTTCCGCAGTCCGCCGTTCACAACGGACGCGCATTCGCGACATGCCTCCGCGAGCAATTCGCAATCGCGCCGAAGAGAAGCGAGTTCGGCTCGACGTCGTCGAAGGGCCTCGTCTTCCTCTTGTGCCGCAACCGTGCCGATCGCCCGCATGATCTCCGCCCGCGCGGTCCAATTGCGTGGCACTGCGCTCAAGCGTCGCGGCGGCCAGGGAATCATGTGTTGGATCCGTGCGGAAGGACGCCCTCTCTCTTTCACGAGAGAGGACCGCACAAGCGAATGCGAGTCGTTCAGCGAAACGGGTGAGCTATCCAGTGCTGCGGACAGCCCTCACCCGGCCGCGCGATTATGCGCGCGGCCGACCTCTCCCGGGGCGGGAGAGGGGAAGATAAAAAGCCATCACCCCGCGGCAATGTTGGTGATCACGGCCATCGAGGGTGGGAAATAGTTCTGCAGCACCTCGTCGGCGTAGACGCCGCTTTCGTAGCGACGGGCGCGCGGCGGCCGTTTAGTCCGGAACAAATTCACCGCGATCGAGCATTAGAAGACACATGCCAGCGTCACCGGCCTGCGGTAACTGACGCGAGTCAGCAATCACCTCGATCACTTTACGGGCCTCCTGCGGAGCGATTGCCAGCGTCGCTTTTGCCGCCATGAGCTGAACCTGAATATTCGGATGGCTATAAAGACCGAGAAGCGCCCGTCGCTGATCGCCCGATCGGCACTTCAACTCGCTCTTTATCTCGTCCATCTGCCAAAAGAGTCGCGCGTATTTCTTGTTGTCTTCGTCCCAAATCGCTTGGTCCTGCGCAGCTCCAATCTGGGCAAAACGCTCGACCAACTGTGCAACCGTGAGCGCCTTCAATTGTAATTGTTTCATCGCTTGAGCACTTTGAATTTTCTCAGAACATCGAGACCGAACTCATATCGCTCTTCCCATCTTTTACCCTTCAAATATTCTCTTGGGGTCATTTTGTCGCCATTAACATCCAGGTACTCGTCGTTTGGTCGGCCTAACCACCTATTGATTTCCCAATGAATCACCTTTGGAATCGGAACGACATCGTCCGGCGCATAGATCTTGGCGCGCGGCATGCCGTCCCTTTCGGACCACCGTTCGACGATGTGGTGTCTATCATAGCCGGGTCCGCTGTTCTGCTGCAACTTCTCCCACGTCTTTCGGTGGATCGAAATACGAATAAATAACTGGACGAAAGGTATTCAGCCATTTGACGACCTCGACAGCCAGCAAAAACTCACGATCGGCCCTCCGATCGTAGCCGCCAACGCAGCACTTAACCCCACTCTCACACCGACACTCAGGCTAACTCTCGGGAGAGCGCGGGCCAACCACCGAATGGCGGCCTTGACGAAATCCCAAATCAGGTGCTCTTCCTCTGGCTCCTCAGGTGGAATCTTGGGTGGCTCCTCAAGCGGCGGTCCCTGATTGTGGCCGATGCCGGCTGGCGGTTCGTTGGCGGCATATTGACGGCCTGGCTCCGCGATATTTCAGGCGACGTGTCTGACAACGAGACGCCAAGCCCACCCGGAGAGCCTGCACCTCCGCCCTCGCGCGTCCACCGGCCTCCGTCCGAATTGCCCGCAGGCACGCGCGGCTCATTGGGATTGTAGCCGGCTTTCCGCAATTCCCTGCTTACCGGAACCGCGGACTCGCGAAAGGCTTCGCGTAGCGCTTGCGCGAGACGTTCGCAATCGCGGCGCAAGGCGGCGAGATCGGCTTGGCGTCGTCGCAGGCGCTCGTCGTCTTCCTGCACCGCGAGCGTATGGATGGCCTTCATGATCTCCGCCCGCACGGTCCAATCGCGTGGCACTGCGCTCAAGCGTCGCGGCGGCCAGGGAGTCATGTGTTGGATCCGTGCGGAAGGGCGCCCTCTCTCTTTCACGACAGAGGACCGCGCAAGCGAATGCGAGTCGTTCAGCGAAACGGGTGAGCTATCCAGTGCTGCGGACGACCCTCACCCGGCCGCGCGCTTAAGCGCGCGGCCGCCCTCTCCCGCGAGCGGGAGAGGGAAGATGAAAAGCCATCACCCCGCGGCGATATTCGTGATCACGGCCATCGACGGCGGGAAATAGTTCTGCAGCACCTCGTCGGCGCAGACGCCGCTCTCGTAGCGGCGGGCGCGCGGCGGCCATTCGATCTGATAATAGTCCTGCCGGGTGCGGATCTGCATGACGTTGCCGACATTGGAGAGCGGATAGGGCAGCGTCTTCGACGTCATCAGGATGGTGCCGGCGGGGGCGCGCGGCGGCTATGTCGGCACGAATATGCCGCGATCAAGATTCCGAAGGCACATACCGGCGTCGCCAGCCTGCGGGTACCACTTCGAATCTGCGATTACTCGCAGCATATTTCGTGCCGCCACCGGCTCCACAGCCAGCGTCGCTTTTGCTGCGTTCAAGCGCGTCTGCATGTTGGGGTGATCGAAAAGAGCAAGAAGCGCACGCCTCTGATCGCCCGGTCGGCACTTGAGTTCCACCTTGATCAATTCTTTCTTGTCGTAAAGGCGGTTGAACTTGCCTATTTCGTTCCGAAGGAGCGCCTGATCCTGTTCCACCCCAATCGCCGCAAAGCGGTCGACCAGTTCCTCTGTTGTCAACTCGCCGAGACCGGACCGCTTCATGGCGTGAGAACTCCAAATTCAATCATCGCATCTTTTGCAACCCGCATCCGTTCATCCAAAACGCCGCTTTCGTAGCGCCCTATTTCGGCACAAAAATGCCTTGGTCAAGCGCCCACAAGCACATTCCAGCGTCACCGGCTTGAGGAAAGTGGCGTGAAGCGGCAATTGCCTCGATCACCCGCCGCGACTGCTCGGGCGCGACCGCAAGCGTCGCGCGGGCGGCCTGCAGTCGGACTTGGAAGTTTGGATGTTCGAGCAGAGTGACCAGCGCTCGCCGCTGGTCGCCGCCTCGACTTTTCAGCTCGTCCTTGACTGCCTGCATCTGGTCAAAAAGCCGATTGTACTTCCTGTTATTATCGTCAAAGATCGCCTTGTCCTGATCGATCGCAATTGCACCAAAGCGAGTGACCAGTTCAGCCACTGTCAGAGCCTGAAGCTCGGCAAGTTTCATGGCTTGAGTACTCCGAATTTAATCAACGCCATCTTCCCCAAACGGACGCGCTCATCCCACCTTTTGCCTCTGAGATACTCTCGCGGCGAGACGCTATTCTCGTTTTCGTCCTTGAATTCCGGATTCTTTCTTCCGTACCATCCAGTGATTTGCCAGTGCCTCAGCCTCGGGACGCTGACTCTATTATTCGGTCCATCGACCATGCTCTCGGGATAGCCATCATCCCTCGCCGGCGTTTGTTCGACCGGATGATGAATATCGTATCCACGTCGTGATCTCAACGCGTTTTGCCGCAATTCGACCCACGATTTCGGAGGATCCAAATAGGATATGATGGAAGCAAGGTAGTCGACCAACCACCGCGTGGCACGCAAGGCGGTTCGGAATCGAGCAACTCTTACGTCTGATGAAATAACTACTGCGAGCCAATATGCGGCGCCTTTCAGGAAATTATTGATTCATCTTAGCTTTGCCGGCGTCTTCGGTGGAATCTTGGGTGGTTCGTCAAGAGGCGGCCCTTGGTTATGGCCAATGCCCGGCGGACTGTTAGCGGCGTACTGGCCGCCAGGTACCCAGTTGTTTTCGGGCGTCGCATCGGAAATGACGACGTGCGAGTCGCCCGCAGGCGCGCCTCCGGCCCCACGCGTCCACTCGCCACCGTCCGGATTGCCTGCCGGCACGCGTGGTTCGTCGCGATTAAAGCCGGCCTTAGACAGTCCATGCCAAACCTCGCAAATGGCCTCCGGGAGCAATTCACAATCGCGCCGTATGGCGGCGAGCTCCGCCTGGCGTCGCTGTTGCTGATCCTCTTCGTGCTGCATCGCGAGCGTGCGGACGGCCCTCATAATCTCTGCCCGCACGGTCCAATCGCGCGGCACGGCGCTCAGGCGTCGCGGCGGCCAGGATTCCATGCGTTTGATCCATGTGATGGCGCGTTCTCTCTCCATCACGAGAGAGGCCGTGCAAGCGAATGCGAGTCGTTTAGCGAAACGGATGAGCTACGCGGTGCCGCGCACGGCCCTCACCCGGCCGCGCGCTTGAGCGCGCGGCCGACCTCTCCCGGAACGCGAGAGGGAAGATCATCACCCCGCGGCGATGTTGGTGATCACGGCCATCGAGGGTGGGAAATAGTTTTGCAGCACCTCGTCGGCGTAGACGCCGCTTTCGTAGCGACGGGCGCGCGGCGGCCACTCGATCTGATAATAGTCCTGGCGGGTGCGGATCTGCATGACGTTGCCGACATTAGAGAGCGGATACGGCAGCGTCTTCGACGTCATCAGGATGGTGCCGGCGGGCATGTTGGGATGCACGCGGATGTCCAGCGTCTTCGGGCCGGCCATGGAGAATTTGTTGAGATAGGTGCGCACCATGACGCCGCCGCCGAGCGCGCCCTGTTCGGCGTCGAACACGAAGCGCTGCGCGGCATTGGCGCCGCCGGCGAGGATTTTGGCCGACAGATTGTTGGCAACCTGCGAGGAGACCCACATGGTGTCGGGCGAGAGCCGGTAATTGTCCCAGCGGTTCTTGAGCGCCGTGTCGACCTCGACGATGCCGCCGGCGCCGTCACCGGTGAGCGTCGAGCCGACCCCGGCGGTGCCGGTCGCGAGGCTCGCCACGTAAGCGTTCGAGCCCGACTTGAACGCCTGATAGAGCAGGCCATCGAACACCAGCGCGTTGGTGGAGTTGTCGCTCGAGCCCAACGAGGCCGCGGTCTGCGTGCCGGCCGCGGTCGCGGTGATCACCAGCGAGTTGATGATGGTGATGGCGCCGAGCACCTCGGAACCGGCGGCGCCCCAGAACCAGGCATAGCCGAGCGCGCCGTTCACCGGCGCGACGGTCGCGGCGATCGAACCGGAGGTGCCGGAAGAGATCGACGCGGTCGCGTTGGCGGACTTAGCCGCAGCGCCGCCGCCGAACGTGTCGGAAGAGCCGTCGGCATTGCTGCGGGTGATGGCGCCCTGGATGCCGCTCGCGATGCTGCCGTTGACGATGCCGTCGAGCGAGAGCGCGACGCAGATGACACTGTAGGGGCTCGCCGCTGCCGTGAGCGCGCCGCCCGAAGTCGACGGCGCGAGCGACGGCGTCGGCGTGGTGCCGAGTCCGACCGAGGTGTTGCCGCCGAGGATCAGCAGCTCTTCGCCGAGCATGCAGGCCTCGAGCCCGACCTTGGCGCCGATCGCCTTGACGTCGTCAAAGCCCATGCCGGCATATTGCGCCTCGAAGTCGACCGAGGTCTCGATGCCGATGCCCTTGTAGGCCGCCGTGTAATCCTGGGTCGACACCGCCTGCACGCCGCCGCGGTTGCCGCCGGAGACACCGATGCGCAAACCGGTGGTGTTGACGCCGGTCACCGCGCGCCAGTTGGCCTGGATGCCGCCCTTGCCGGACACGCGCGGGATTTCGTTGCGCAGCGGGGTGAGCACCGGATAGAGAAACTTCGCGCCGAGCTCGAGGTCGTAATAAGTGAGGCCCGATGTCGGGACGGTCGATTCGGAAAACGTGCTCTTGGCGAGCGGATCGCCGGGCAGCGGATTGGCGTGCGCCTTCTCGATCTCCTGGAGAAAGCCGCCGGCGCTGGCGAGCGCGGCGTTGTAGTCCTGGACCGTGCGCGGCATCGCCGACTTCGCCAGAATGTGCTGCAGGTTGGGCTGATACATGATCTGGTTTCCTGTTTGTTTGGTTGGTTGTTGAATATTCGCGAGGCGCAGCTTCGCTCATTCCCGCGAACGCGGGAGTCCAAAGAGAGCTACGAGAAGAGCTGGGTCTCCGCTGGCGCGGGGACGAGCGGATTTGGCGGTTTATTCCTTCCGCGCCCGGAAGCCGGGCATGGCGCGCATCGGGTTGGATTGCGGATGGCGAGCTCCGCGAGCGCCTCGAGCGTGCCGGGCCGGTCCAGCAATTGATCGGGCGCGGCGAAGGCGGAGTCTTCACTCTTCTCCGCGACCCGCACCGAGCTGGTGCCGAGCGGCAGCGGCTGTTGCTCGATTTTTTTCACCCGCGCCGCCATGTCGTCGATGCGCGCGGTGACGCCGCGCAGCGCTTTGGCTACCGGACGCTCGACTTGCTGTTCGATGTGCTGTTCGAACAGCCGCCCCAAAACCTTGGCGACCTTTTCGGTCTCGTCGTCGTCGAAGGCCTCATCGCCGGTCTCGCCGGCCTGAGGCGGAAATTGCGGGTTCGGCTCGACGTTCGCACCCGGGATGTGACCGGCAGGGCAACACTGGGGGTCGAGCTCAGCCAACAGGTCGTGAATCTTCTTGATGCGCTCCTTGTCGGCCTTGGAATGCCGCGCGCCGACTTTTGCCATAGCGCGCGCGAGCGCGTGCGGGTTCGATGCGCCGGCCTTGAACTTGCGCAGCTCCGTCGAGCCGTCCGCCTTGAGCACGGCGAAGGTCGCTTCCGGAAGGCAGGGATGATCGACCAGCGAAACTTCCAGCGGCTCGGCCGTATAGCGGATGAGCGACGGCCGCTCCGGATCCGGCCAACGCTTAAGATAGCGCCCCCCTTGAGAGAAGCAGGTGTAAACCCCCTCCTCCACCTTTTGCCATTCGGCGTCATCGACCACCTTGCCGCAGATCTCGACTTGCTTCGCTTCGTCGTTGAACGCGATCTCGACGAGCTTGCCGGCCGCGATGTTGCCATGCATGGCGCGCAGATTGCCGAGGCTTCTGCCGTCGGTCGCGCTGGCGAATTTTTGCGACCATTGCTGATAGAGCGGCTTGGTCGAGGCGTAATCGCACACCTCGCCCGTGACGTCGGGTTTCTCCGCGGTGACGACGCCATAAACCAAGCGCCGCGCCGCATCGATCTTGGTGATGGGGATGAAGACTTTCATGTCGGTCATTGCGCGCTCCTCTGTTGCGCTGTCGCGATGCGTGCGGGGCTCAGCCAGGGCGCGCGAAGCGCCGCGGCCGTCCGGTAGATTTTGATTTGTATGCAGAGACGCGGGTGAGCGCGGCGGCGCACCCCGACCTTCGAGGTGCTCTTACCGCTATCTGCCCGCGTTGAACGCGAGCCCTATACGAGGAAAGATGTCATCCTGCGCCGGTGGCAGTCAGCGGCGACTAAGTCGAGCTGGAAGCCAGGAAGATCGGCCACAGGATCGGCCATCTCTCTCGATTTTTTGTATTTTCTTTGTTTATATTCAAAACTTTCATCGCTCATATGATCGGCCAAAAATGGCAACGGAAGAGACCCCTCAACGGATCGAGCCGACCCGGCTCGAAGAGGTCCCCGAAGCGATATCCGATGTCGTCGCCGAACTCTCGGCCGCGACGGCAACGCTCGGAGCGGCGCTCAACCCGCGCACCGCGGCCGATCTCGCCGGTCTGGTGCGGATCATGAACTCCTATTACAGCAATCCCATCGAGGGCCATGTAACGCGGCCGAAAGACATCGCCCGCGCCCTCGACGGCAAGCTTGACAAGGATCGCGAACGCCGAAATTTGCAACTCGAGGCCGCCGCCCATGTTCGCGTGCAGGCGCAGATCGTTCGCCAAGCCATGGTCTGATGCACGGTGCGCGCGCTGTCGCCCGGCACGAATTTGGCGCGGCGGCGCCGGGCCAGGTCGCCGGCGAACGCCCCCACCCTTCCCTCCCCCGCGAGCGGGGGAGGGTTAGGGTGGGGGTTCCTGGAACTGCTTGATCTGCTCCGGGGTCCATGACGCCGGCACGCCGATCAAGGCATCGGGAATCGAGCCCTCAGAAAAATAATCGAGCTGCCACAGCTGGCGGCGTAGCCCGATGTTGACGGTCTATTTGCGATAAGGCCCCATTTTAAGATCCCGAAGAATTTGATCAACCGTCGACGTCGTGTCAGGATCCGGAGACTCAAATTCTTTACGGGCCGTATCGACCGCTTGTTCCGCGTTACGAATCTTTCCCTCTTGATCATCGAAGATGATCCCTTCCGTGGCGCGTGCGTATGCCGCCCCGGCGATCCAGGCGGCCCGTAGCTCATTGAAATCGCCCCGCCAGCGGCAGGCCAACACATGCTTCCAGTCGTGACCGAAATGCATACGGGGCATATCTCGGATAAATTCGGCGGCCGACAAATGCGTGCATTCAAAGCCGGTTGTCTGCCCCCGTAACGTTGCCGGCAGGAACCCGCTCAGGTCAGCAAAGGACACTTCGGCTGACAGCTGTAACGGAAATCCTTCTGCATCAATGGCGGTCTGCCACTCTACAATCGAGCGCAGTTGCCTGTCGGAAAGCACCCAAAGCTCCATTGCCATTGCGATGCCCTTTCGTGTGCTGTCGCAGACCCCGTTGTCGTCAGCGCAACTGCACCGAGTCGATCTTTGCAATCGATTGGTATCTACGAATTTCAATCACACAGGCATCAGGCGCTCCGGTCTTCGCACGAAGTTCGGCAGCTCGGCTTGAAGAAATGTCGGCGTTACCAGTTTTTACATCGTATATCGCGATGACGTTGCCGTTATCATCGCGTAGCACGACATCCGTACGTATGCTGTCGGGCGCGCCGTATGACTCCCCTTCGGGAACAGTCGTCTCAACATCATCATACCCTATTCCGGCGATCCCCGCGGCCCTGACCACGTTCGCGAAATTTTGATGGATAATTGTTCTGTACCTTTGAGGTGAAAGTCCCGTACTCTCCAATGGCCCCATGCTATTTATGACACGCGCGAGGATGGCCATCAATTGCGGGGTTGTCTTATCGACACGTTCATTTCCTGTAACCACAATGCTGGTCGGATCAACAGTTGTAACAGCGTATGCGTACTTGTCCCCTCTGCGGCTGCGCTTGTCCTCTCGCTGGTCCGCGCCTCGATCTCAAGCGCAGCATATTGTCTCGGCCTTTGAGGTTCGGTTTGGACGACACCTTCTGCGTCGCCTGATCCAAGCTCGTTCGTCGGTCGAAACCGACCCCCTATGCCTCCGGGAGTGTCGGCAGGCCAGCCGGGATGCTTCGGATCGTCGGCCGTCGCTTTCTCTCGGCGCAGCCCGATGTTGACCGTCATCAACACCTGCTGCACCGGCGAATAGCCATAGACCTTGCGGGCGCGCACATTGCGGGGCCGGTAGATGATGTCGCGCGCGGAGTAGTTGACGGCGGGCAGGCCTTTGAGCACCTGTTGATAGGCCGGCGGAAAGATCGTCGTGCCGTCGTCCGCGGCAAACGGCAGCGGCGTGCGGCCCCAATCGTCGATCACGCGCTTGATCGTGGCGCCGTCGAGCTGCTGCAGCGCGCAGATCTGGCGGGAACGGACGTCGGCCTATTTACGATTTGTTGAAAGCCCTTGCGTGAGGTTCCGTAGCATCGCCTCCACCTGCGGCATTTCCCGTTCAACCTGCTCGACGACCGTTCGAGCTTCTGCGGCCGTCCGGATCTTTCCTTCCTCATCTAGCACAACACCGCCGGTTGCCTTCGCGTAGGCTGCTGCGGCCATCCACACCGCCGGCACTTGACTCAAGTTGCCGCCCCACCGAAAAGCCAAGACATGCCCCCATTCGTGGCCAAAATTCACGTCCGGCATCTCGCGCATGAATTCGTTAGCCGACCAGAGATTGCATTCAAAACCGGTCTTGGTGTCACGCAATATCGCCGGCAAGAAACCCTTGAGAGCTTCTATTGGCGTGCTTCCTTCCAATCTGAGCGGTTATCCTTCGTCATCGATCGCAGTCTGCCAGTCAGCCACGGATTTCAGCTGTTTGTCCGACAGAACGAATAACTCCATCGCCATGTTCGCGTCCTCATGACCGGTGGTCCGATTTCATTTTGCTCGCCGATTATGTGTCGACATGGTATATTACCTCATGTCTCGGCTGGATGCTCATACCAAACTGATTGCCGACGCCGCCAAGGCTCATTTACAGCCAATAGGCTGTCGGCGCATCGGGCGTTCGCGAACCTGGATTTCCGATCAGCGTTACTGGTTGATCATCGTCGAATTTCAGCCGAGCAGCTGGCAAAAAGGAACTTACGTAAACATTGGCGCGATGTGGCTATGGCGCGCTCGCAAGGGATTGGCATTCAATACCTTTCAACGCATCTCAGATTTTGCGCCGTTCTACAGTTCGGAGCAATTTGTCCCCATCATCGCGGAATTGGCTGCTCAAGCAGCGCGCGAGGTCAAACGGTTGCGAGAAAAATTTGCGTCGCTTTCCGCGATTTGCCAGTATCTTGTGAATCATACGTCGGATAAAAATAAGGATATATTTCATGCTGCGATCGCGGCAGGGTTGATGGGCGATGTTAGCGTTGCGCGCCACCTATTCCATAAATTTTCCGAAGTACCTACTTGCGGCTATCAATGGGCCATTGAGCTTCAGGCGGCAAACGCCTTACTTGCATCAAAGCTTGACGATCGCGAGGCTTTTCGGTCAGCGGTGCTCGCAAGGGTTCGGGAATGCCGACTCATTAATAATCTTACTCCGGACGACGTTGCCTGGATTTCTTGGGCTTTACCAAAGTAATGCCATAACATTGGTCCCCACCGCGAAAGCTCTTGCTTTAAATGTTGCTCCTCGCGCCATGTGCAGTTCAATCACTGGCACATCGGCACCGACGCCAGCGTTGGTCCGCAATTGTCGTACACGGGCGCCAGTCAGCACCGCTCCTCCTGTTTTAACATCCCAGATAGCGATAATCTTGCCGTTCTCGTCCCTTATGTAAACATCCACTCGGATAGTGCCATCCTCGCCGAACTTTGCGATATCGCCCAAGCTAAAGCTTTGTTCGACTCCGTTTCTTCCGATACCTGGCAAATTTTGCAATCTCACATCGCTCGCAAATAGGGTGTGGATGCGGGTGCCATACCAAGATCCAGAGCCGTCGCCGGCCAGAGCGTAAATTCTTGCCAAGGTTTGAAGCAAAATATCAGTTGTACGATCTATGACCGGATTGTTCGTTTTGGCGTTGTTCTGAACGTTAAGTTGGGCGTACTGAGTGTTCGCTGTCGTGCGGCTCGCATCTGTCTGCATTCCTGTGTCTAACGCCGCATATCGTTCAGGCCACCTCGGCGTATGCTCTGCCGCAACCGAGGCCCCCTCAGCTCTTTCGCCACCGTCCCCATCCTTCGGACGGAACTGGCCGCCTTTGCCTCCAGGCGTGCCTGCCGGCCAGCCGGGATGCTCCGCGTCATCAGGGCTGGCTTTTTCAACCGGGAACGTCGCGGCTTCTACACTGCGCTTCGTGCTGTCCCGAGGCTGTCCGTTAATTGCCCCTTCCCCACCAACATTCGCCTCGATCGGCACATACCCCGTCGGCGTCAGCACCATCGCGCGGTCGGCGGCGGGGTTGGCGTACGGATCAAGGCCCAGGTGGTCGCGCATCTCGTTGAGGGTGACGGCGCCGAGTTTGAGGCGGTCGGCGAGAACCGTTTCGGGATCGCCGTCGTCCTCGTCGAGCCAGTGCAGCTCCAGATCAGGCGAGGCAAATTCCTCGGCGATGATCTCGTCGACGAGGTCCTTGACCCATTCCTTGGTGGGCTCGAGGCCTTCCGCCTCGCTCTGCGCCGACTGGTTGTCGGCGGTCGCGCGGTTCATTTGTTTTACCGCCCATTGCGGCGGCACCGAGAAGGCGAAGCAGACGATGCGGGCGAGCCATTCGTCGAAGTCGTCCTTGTGCTGCGGCTCCTTGGTCTGATGCACCGTACGCGCGCTGTCGACCGGCACGAATTTGGCGCGGCGGCGCCGGGCGAGATCGCCGGCGATAGTCCTGAAACTGCTTGATCTGCTCCGGCGTCCACGACGCCGGCACGCCGATCAAGGCATCGGGAATCGAGCCCTCAGAAAAATAATCGAGCTGCCACAGCTGGCGGCGCAGCCCGATGTTGACGGTCATCAGCACCTGCTGCACCGGCGAATAGCCGTAGACCTTGTGAGCGCGCACATTGCGCGGACGATAGATGATGTCGCGCGCCGAGTAGTTCACGGCCGGCAGGCCCTTGAGCACCTGCTGATACGCTGGCGGAAAAATCGTCGTGCCGTCGTCCGCGGCGTAAGGCAGCGGCGTCCGGCCCCAATCGTCGATCACGCGCTTTATGGTTGAGCCGTCGAGCTGCTGCAGCGCGACTTTATGAGTGCGCCTCCCTCAGCGATCGCACATAGTCAGAAAGATCTTCAAGTTGACGCTCGTTCTCTATATACACGAATACGCCGTCTGTGCGCACGCCTTGCGCGGCTATTCCCGAAACGCTCACTCCTTTTTCTTTCAGGAATTTTCTGACAAGTTCATACTCCTCCTTAGATTCCCAAATAGCTTTCGATTCGGCGCCATCGAACGCAGTATAAATTAGCATCGTCGGATGTGACATCACCGGCCTCCGGCCAGAGTATAGCTGACGGTCGCTACGCTTTTTAAGGCATTCGAGACGCCACAACAATGCCCGCAAGTTTCAGTCGTTCCGAGGAAATGCTGTGATGACTCTGAAACCGCGGGGAGAGCCGGGGTCATGAACGATCCAGACGCCCACCGAATAAGTAGTTCGCATGTATGGATCGGAATCCGGATCAGGCCGATAAAGTTCACGGCCGGTCGGGTATCCAAAACGCCAAGTGACGTAATCACCGTTCTCGTCGCCATCGGCAATGCGATCGACTAACGGGCCGTTGTTCTGCAGAGTACGATTAACAAAGTCATTGGCATTTTCGATTGAGTCGAACGATCCTTCGCGCCGGTCGACTACACTGAAGAGAATGCCTCGGCTCGTCTTGGCATCCATCTGCTCCCGTAATTCCTCATCGGATTTATTGACGTGCTCGCTGATCGTATGTCCAGGACCGCTCGGCGCCTCCTCCGCGGCTAGATTGACGGGAAAATTTCGCCAGTTATTGCTCGCCGCCTCAGTGATTTCTCCGCCGGAATTGTCATGACCGGATGACTCCCCTCTAGCATCCGTTTGAGTGCCGGTGTCTAGCGCGGCGTATTGAACGGGCCGGTTGGACTCCACTCTGTTTTCGGTATCGCCCGACGGACCGCCGCTATCCTTCGGTCGAAACTGGCCCCCTATTTCTCCCGGCGTGCCCGCCGGCCAACCAGGATGCTTTGGATCATCAGCAGCAGCCTTCACAATGGGTGCATGCGTGCCTTCGGCACCGGCACTTCCTTCCGCCCCACCAACATTCGCCTCGATCGGCACGTACCCCGTAGGCGTCAGCACCATGGCCCGGTCGGCGGCGGGGTTGGCGTACGGATCAAGCCCGAGGTGGCCGCGCATCTCGTTGAGGGTGACGGCGCCGAGTTTGAGGCGGTCGGCCAGAACCGTTTCGGGATCGCCGTCGTCCTCGTCGAGCCAGTGCAGCTCCAGATCAGGAGAGGCGAACTCTTCGGCGATGATCTCGTCGACCAGGTCCTTGACCCACTCCTTGGTCGGCTCTAAGCCCTCCTCCTCGCTCTGCTCCGACTGGTTGTCCGCGGTGGCGCGGTTCATCTGCTTCACGGCCTATTGCGGCGGCATTGAGAAGGCGAAGCAGACGATGCGGGCGAGCCATTCGTCGAAATCGTCCTTGTGCTGCGGCTCCTTGGTCTGATGCACGGTGCGGGCGCTGTCGCCGGGCACGAACTTGGCACGGCGGCGCCGGGCCAGGTCGCCGGCGAACTCGGTATCCCAATAGTCCTGGAATTGCTTGATCTGCTCCGGCGTCCACGACGCCGGCACGCCGATCAGCGCGTCGGGGATCGAGCCTTCGGAAAAATAATCGAGCTGCCACAACTGGCGGCGCAGCCCGATGTTGACGGTCATCAGCACCTGCTGCACCGGCGAATAGCCGTAGACCTTGTGGGCGCGCACATTGCGCGGCCGGTAGATGATGTCGCGCGCCGAGTAGTTCACGGCCGGCAGGCCCTTGAGCACCTGCTGATACGCTGGCGGAAAAATCGTCGTGCCGTCGTCCGCGGCAAACGGCAGCGGCGTGCGGCCCCAATCGTCGATCACGCGCTTTATCGTTGCGCCGTCGAGCTGCTGCAGCGCGCAGAGCTGGCCCGAGCGCGTGCGCTGGCAATAGAGCATCGGCGCGGCAAGTTCCTCTTAGTCGGGCGTTGTTCCCTTTTTGCCTCCTTCGTAGGCGAGGCTTTGAAACTCTTTCGGAAAATATTGGCGCTGCAATCCATCGATTATCTCATGTGGGCGTATGTAGAGGCCCATATCCGGCCAATCATCAAGATGTTCGCGAACCGCCACCGTCACGACAATCTGCCACCCTGGAAACCGCCGGATGAGCCGTTGCAACCCAGCCACTATGTCAGCCCGCAGCATCGTAAGATTCTCAACGAACACCACGACTTCGCGACGACCGTCAAAGTCGCCATGCACGAAATAGTCGCCTGGCGGCTGGCCCGGCTGAAAATCTGGCCGCCCGAAGTGCCTCAAAAAACTTTCGGCACGGCGGTACAATTCCTCAAACATCGCATGTTGTTCCATATGTTTTTTATCGTCGTTGGTCGCCGTCATCTGATCCACCACTGTCATCACCTTCGTCGCGACGGAGAAATCGAAATTTTTGATCAAATACGCGTGCATTGAAGTCGCGGATTATTGGATCATTCGATCGTAACACTTGTTCAATAAACTCGTAAGCCTGAAACGCTGTCATTTCTTCTGGCGAGATCATGTTTTCTCGCAGGTAATTATCCAGTGCGCTCTGCACGGCCCTATTATAGAGAAAATGCTCAGGAGACCATGAATTGACGATAGGATCGTTTAGACGCCCAGACGTCGCCCCCTCAAAGACCTTAACGGTTTCAGGCGGGAAGGCGTAATATTTAAACACCGCGCGGGGTACCCAATGATGCCCACCCGGTTCGCGGTTTGGAGCGCCACCACCCGAGAGTTCGGCAAGCCGATTTTGAGCTTCTGCAGCTTCTGCTTCGTGCCTTGCAATCTCACCTTCCGGTGTGGGTGGGTAGCTTATTGCGCTGGGGCGAGGTTGCCAAGTCGGGTCGGCTCGACGAACTATCGACGTCAGGTACCGCGAACTCGCCCTGGCAGCCTCAAGTCTAGCTTCCTCGCCAGGCGTTCCTTCATTATAGGCACCTCCGCCACGCGGACGTCGCTGCGCGTAACGCGTCTGGGACCCCGTGGTAGGTTTAAGTACGTCGGGGAAGATTTGTAACGCAGAAGCAGCATCATATGTCCACTCGCCGCCACCTTCATGATGCTTGGGAACGCGCGGCTCTTCGGGGTTATAGGTTTTGATTATTACCCGCGTTTGATTCGCCAGTTCGTGTTTCGTGCTGGTGTCAACGGACCTCCCTTTCCCACTAACGTTCGCTTCGATAGGCACATACCCCGTGGGCGTGAGCACCATCGCCCGGTCAGCCGCGGGGTTGGCGTAAGGATCAAGCCCGAGACGGTCGCGCATCTCGTTGAGGGTGACGGCGCCGAGTTTGAGGCGGTCGGCGAGAACCGTTTCGGGATCGCCGTCGTCCTCGTCGAGCCAGTGCAGCTCCAGATCAGGCGAGGCGAACTCTTCGGCGATGATCTCGTCGACCAGGTCCTTCACCCACTCCTTGGTCGGCTCTAAGCCCTCCTCCTCGCTCTGCGCCGACTGGTTGTCCGCGGTGGCGCGGTTCATCTGCTTCACGGCCTATTGCGGCGGCATTGAGAAGGCGAAGCAGACGATGCGGGCGAGCCATTCGTCGAAGTCGTCCTTGTGCTGCGGCTCCTTGGTCTGATGCACGGTGCGGGCGCTGTCGCCGGGCACGAACTTGGCACGGCGGCGCCGGGCGAGGTCGCCGGCGAACTCGGTGTCCCAATAGTCCTGGAATTGCTTGATTTGCTCCGGGGTCCACGACGCCGGCACGCCGATCAGCGCGTCGGGGATCGAGCCCTCGGAGAAATAATCGAGCTGCCACAGCTGGCGGCGCAGCCCGATGTTGACCGTCATCAACACCTGCTGAACCGGCGAGTAGCCGTAGACCTTGTGGGCGCGCACATTGCGCGGCCGGTAGATGATGTCGCGCGCCGAGTAGTTGACGGCCGGCAGGCCCTTGAGCACCTGCTGATACGCGGGCGGAAAAATCGTCGTGCCGTCGTCCGCGGCGTAAGGCAGCGGCGTGCGGCCCCAATCGTCGATCACGCGCTTTATCGTGGCGCCGTCGAGCTGCTGCAGCGCGCAGAGCTGGCCCGAGCGCGTGCGCTGGCTATTCGCTATCGATACTTAGCCTAAGCTTTCCGATTGAAAATCAGTCACGCGCGGTTCCACGCCGAGCGCCTTCGTATTCTAAGTTCTGAAATTCCGCGGGAAGATATTGGCGCTGCAAGGCATCGATTATCTCATGCGGGCGGACATAAAGGCCCATATTCGGCCAGTCGTAGCACCCTCGAAGAGCGACCGTCATCACGATCTGCCAGCCATGAAATTCTTGGATGACCTCGTGAAGCTTACCAACAATATTCGGCTGCAGCATTGCTAGATTGCCGACAAATACCACGACCTCTCGAGGGCCAAGATAGTCGCCCTCCAAGGTATAATCGCCATCTCGAATAAGCGAGTCTGATCGCCCAAACTCCTCGAGTATCTTCTTTATGCGCCCGCGAATCCGTTCAAATACAGCGGCTTGAATCTCATAATTACAACTTTCTTCGTTATTCGTCATCGTTATTTCCTCCTAATACGCGATTGCGAAGGATGTAGCGCGACCGCTCCTCGAACACTCTACTGTTAAAATCATGGATGCGCGGATCATTCGATCGAAAGATTTCATTTAAAAACTCTCTGCCCATTTCTGGTGTCATTTCATCTGACGTAATTTCTCGCTTAGCAAGGAAGGCACGGAAGGCTCCGGCAACTGCTTCGTTATAAGCCCTATGCTGCGTTGTAAACCAGTTTGCACTTGGATCCGCCAGAGGTCCTGAGCTCACGCCGTCAAAGAATTTTCTCGTATCTTCCCGCAGGGGCGCGTCCTGAAAGGACTCATAAAGCGCCCGTGGAACATAGTGCTGGCCGCCGCGGGCTGCAGGTATAGTATCTATTCCAGTGACCTCAGCAAAGCGATTTTGTGCTTCCCGCGTTTGTGCTTCCAAGGTTGCGATCTCGCCCTCCGAGTCCTCAGGCCCGTAAAGACCAGGAGTCGGTTTCCAATTCGGATCAACAGCACGCACCAGAGACATGGCGTCCCGCCAACGTGCCGTGGCAAACTCCAGCCTGACCCCTTGACCTAAAGTCGGGCCGCCGATAGAGCTGCCGCGCCGTCCACCACCTCCTCCACGTGGCGAATTCTGCGCATATTGCGCGCCGGGAAAGATGGGGTCAGGGCTCGCGTCACTGACGATCTCATGTGGCCGAGTTGGTGTAGGACGATCCGCCTCATTGGCAGTCGTTGAAGCCGCGCCGCCCTCACTCGTCCATTGACCTCCGTCAGGGTTTCCAGCAGGCACGCGCGCTTGAGTAGGATTGTACTTTTGAACGGCGGGCGCAGCTTGCGCCTCCGCCCCCTCCCGGCCAGCGTTCGCCTCGATCGGCACATAACCCGTCGGCGTCAGCACCATGGCCCGGTCGGCGGCGGGGTTGGCGTACGGATCAAGCCCGAGGTGGCCGCGCATCTCGTTGAGGGTGACGGCGCCGAGCTTCAGGCGGTCGGCGAGGACCGTCTCGGGATCGTGGTCGTCCTCGTCGAGCCAGTGCAGCTCCAGATCAGGCGAGGCGAATTCTTCGGCGATGATCTCGTCGACGAGGTCCTTGACCCACTCCTTGGTCGGCTCGAGACCCTCTTCCTCGCTCTGCGCCGACTGGTTGTCGGCGGTGGCGCGGTTCATTTGCTTTACCGCCCATTGCGGCGGCACCGAAAAGGCGAAGCAGACGATGCGGGCGAGCCATTCGTCGAAGTCGTCCTTGTGCTGCGGCTCCTTGGTCTGGTGCACGGTGCGCGCGCTGTCGCCCGGCACGAACTTCGCCCGCCGGCGCCGCGCCAGATCGCCGGCGAACTCGGTGTCCCAATAATCCTGGAATTGCTTGATCTGCTCCGGGGTCCAGGACGCCGGCACGCCGATCAGCGCGTCGGGGATCGAGCCCTCAGAAAAATAATCGAGCTGCCACAGCTGGCGGCGCAGGGCGATGTTGACGGTCATCAAGACCTGCTGCACCGGCGAATGCCCCCCACCCTTCCCTCCCCCGCGCGCGGGGGAGGGTTAAGGAGGGGGTGGGCGCGCACATTGCGCGGCCGGTAGATGATGTCGCGCGCGGAGTAGTTGACGGCCGGCAGGCCCTTGAGCACCTGTTGATAGGCCGGCGGACAAATCGTCGTGCCGTCATCCGCAGCGTAAGGCAGCGGCGTGCGGCCCCAATCGTCGATCACGCGCTTGATGGCCGAGCCGTCTCTACGGCGGCGCGACGAGCTGGCCGGAATGATTCCTATGTTAATCGTGCGCAGTTCCGCGCCGAGCGCCTTCGTATTTTAAGTTCTGAAACTCTGCAGGAAGATATCGACGCTGCAAAGCATCGATTATCTCATGTGGACGAATATAGAGGCCCATATTCGGCCAGTCCTCGTAGTGTCCTCGCACAGCAACCGTCATCACGATCTGCCAGCCGGGAAATTCGCGGATGATTTGCCGAAGCTCCATGACTACATTCGGTTGCAACATAGCCAAGCTACCAATGAAAACAACGATCTCCTTGGGACCGAGGTAATCGCCCTCAACCGTATAATCGCCATTCCTGAGCGCCGTATCTGGTCGGCCAAATTCCCGAAGCACGTTCTTGACCAGCGCGCGGATCTGCTCAAACACGACACTCTGTTCGTCATAGCGGCCAGTTTCTTCACTATTCGCCATCTTCGTTCTCTCTTCCCAAAATACGATCACGCTGGTTCCTAATCGCGCGTTCTTGGAATATTCGCATGTTAAACTCGCGGATGCGCGGATCCGACGACCGAAAGATTTCATATAGGAATTCTTGCGCTTGCCCCGGCGTCATCTCATCCGAAGTGATATTTCTTTCTTGTAGAAAACTTGTAAACGCCTCCATAGCAGCGTCATTGTAAGCTCGATGAGCGGTCGTAAACAAGTTTGCACTTGGGTCTGCAAGAGGCCCCGAAACCGCATGTTCAAAGACATTCCTCGTATCTTGGCGCAGCGGTACGTCTTCAAAGGCCTCGAAGAGAGCTCGTGGAAAATAGTGATGTCCGCCGCGTGGTGGGGGAATGACGCCGATTCCGGTGACTTCGGCAATTCGTGCCTGTGCTTCTTGCGCTTGGGCCTCCAAATTCGCGATTTCACCCTCAGTATCGTCAGGATCATAAAGACCTGGAGTCGGCTTCCAATTTGGATCGATTGCCCGCACGAGCGACATGGCCGCGCGCCACTGCCCGGCGGCGGCGTCCAGTCTTGCCGCCTGACCTGGCGTTGGACCACCTACGGGGCCACCGCGCCGCGACCCACCTCCTCCACGTAGCGAACTCTGGGCATATTGCGCGCCGGGAAAGATAGGATCTAGACTCGCGTCACTGACCGTCGTCGCCCCGCCGTCGCTCGACTCGCCGCTGCTATCCTTTGGCCGGAACTGGCCCCCTATGCCTCCGGGAGTGTCGGCAGGCCAGCCGGGATGCTTCGGATCGTCAGCCGCTGCTTTCGCAACCGGTGTCTGCGAGACTTGCGCGCCGGCACTCGCTTCCTCCCCACCGGCATTCGCCTCGATTGGGACGTAGCCGGTCGGCGTCAGCACCATCGCGCGGTCGGCGGCGGGGTTGGCGTACGGATCAAGGCCCAGGTGGTCGCGCATCTCGTTGAGGGTGACGGCGCCGAGTTTCAGGCGGTCGGCGAGAACCGTTTCGGGATCGCCGTCGTCCTCGTCGAGCCAGTGCAGCTCCAGATCAGGCGAGGCAAATTCCTCGGCGATGATCTCGTCGACGAGGTCCTTGACCCACTCCTTGGTCGGCTCGAGACCTTCCTCCTCGCTCTGCGCCGACTGGTTGTCGGCGGTGGCGCGGTTCATCTGCTTCACGGCCCATTGGGGCGGCACCGAAAAGGCGAAGCAGACGATGCGGGCGAGCCATTCGTCGAAATCGTCCTTGTGCTGCGGCTCCTTGGTCTGATGCACGGTGCGGGCGCTGTCGCCCGGCACGAATTTGGCGCGGCGACGCCGCGCCAGGTCGCCGGCGAACTCGGTGTCCCAATAATCCTGGAATTGTTTGATCTGCTCCGGGGTCCACGACGCCGGCACGCCGATGAGCGCGTCGGGGATCGAGCCCTCAGAAAAATAATCGAGCTGCCACAGCTGGCGGCGCAGCGCGATGTTGACGGTCATCAGCACCTGCTGCACCGGCGAATAGCCGTAGACCTTGTGCGCGCGCACATTGCGCGGCCGGTAGATGATGTCGCGCGCGGAGTAGTTCACGGCCGGCAGGCCCTTGAGCACCTGCTGATAAGCCGGCGGAAAGACCATCGTGCCGTCGGCGGCGGCGAAGGGCAGCGGCGTGCGGCCCCAATCGTCGATCACGCGCTTTATCGTTGCGCCGTCGAGCTGCTGCAGCGCGCAGAGCTGGCCCGAGCGCGTGCGCTGGCAATAGAGCGTCGCCGCGTCGATGACGAACATGTCTTCGAGCAGCGCGCGCAGCCAGGTCTTCCAGCGCGTGACGCCGTCGGGCTTGTGAAAGAAGCGCTCGATCGCGATCAGGCGCGCCTGCGTGTCGGGATCCGGCGCCGGGCTACGGGCCCCCTCCACCGCGCTACGCGCGGTCCCCCTCCCCCGCTGCGCGGTAGAGGAAAGAGAATGCCGCGGCCGGATGCGCCAGCGCTGCCGCTCCATCTGGTCCTTGCGCGTCTCGATGACGAGGCGCAGGAGATCGTAGGCGTCGGCGAAGGCGCGCAACTCGTGAAAACCGATCGGCTCGTAGGCGCGCGGCCGCGTATTGAGATTGTAGCCGGCGGGAAAATCGAAGCGGCGGCCGGTGACCTCCGGCGGCGCGATCGGCGTCAGCGGATTGAGCGGCCCGAACCAGTCGCCGCCGGTGCCGCGCGCGATACCGGCGCCATATGACACCTGGATCTGGTACGGCGACAGCGGCAGGTTAGCCGCGCCGCTCGATGCAGCCTGTTCGCTCATCCCGCGTCCTGTTTGTTTGGTCGAAGCGCCGCCGCCGTACGGCGCATGAAATGTGGGTCGGGGTCCTTAAGCTTCGCGAGCGAAAGGACCCCGACCCGATGACCCACGCCGCCGCCGCGCGCTCCCGCTGCCGGAGGGACGTGCGGCCCGCCGCGCACGAACGGCGGAGCCACGGGGGGCGTCTTCAGCAGGGACGAGACGGCGATGCGTGGATCAGGCCCGCGCAAAGCGAGCCGTCGACATGCCGGTGCAAACACGCGGCACGGGCATGTTGGGTTAGATCGTCAATTGCGAGGAGCGTAGCGACGAAACAATCCAGCGCCGGCGGCAGTGACCCTGGATTGCTTCGCTTCGCTCTCAATGACGACTGTGTTAACTCAGGTCCGCGTCCGCGCGGGCGAAGTTGGCGCCGAGCAGCGGTTCGACATCGTCCGGCCGCACCGCGACGATGCCGTCGGCGCCGACGCCGTAGTAAGCGCCAGAGCGGCCATGGACGCACGAGATGCCGGCCGGCGCATTCAACCTGACCAACGACTCGTGCGTTGATGTTTGAACACCAATCGGCGCCGCCTCCAATCTGTCGCCCGCTTGGCGGCGATAGAACTCCAGAATGGCCGCGTGCTCCTTCAGCATCAATTCGGACACCGCGAACACCAGCGCGTCGGCGTGATCGGGGCTGCCTTCACCGCGATAGCCCTGCGTGGTGAAGGCGCAAAGCTGATCTTCCAGCACTTGAAACCGGCCGACATGATGCACCTGCCCCTGCTCATAGAGCGCCGACACGGGCTCGGCGCGCAGCACCTTGCCGCGCGAGGCCGAGATGACCTGCACCGGCGCGTTGGCGTCGGCCGCCCTGATGACGAACCGCACCATCTCGCCGCCGAAATTCTCCTCGGCGACGATGCGGTCGGCCTTGAACTCGTGATAAGCCTGCACTGCGGCGCGGCCCCACGCGGCCGGCGCATCACGCAGCGAGCGGTCCGCAAGCACGTAGGCATGGCCGTCGTCACCCCGCGCGGCGACGACGATGCCGATCTCGTCGGCACGCTCGTCGTCGCGGCCCGATGCGCCCGACGGATCGACCGCCACCACGACCCGGCGCGACCGGGCCAGCGGAAACTCCGGTACGCGAGCCCGCGCGATCACCTCATAGCTGAACAGCGCGCCCTCTAGGTCATCGATATAGACGCCCTCGAAGAATCGTTTGCGCTGCCGCTCTGGCAAATTTTCAAGGCTCTTTAGATACGCCGCCGAAAGATTGCCGGCGTTGTCGCTCGGATTGAGGAACATCCGCGCGTATTCGTCCGGATCGGCCAACGGCTGCCGCGAAATGGGATCGCGCTTGTCGCCGAACAGCAGGTTGGTCCAATGACCCTTGTTGGTCGGGTTGAGGTCGTAAAAGGCGGCTTGCGTCAGCCCGCCGACGACCTGCGCCAGCCGCGTCAGCGCGACCAGCACCGACGCATAGGGAATCTGCGAGCATTCGTTGAGAAAAATAGTCGCGTATTCCTTGCCCAGAATCTTCTCCACCTGGTCCTGATCGCCCAGCCCACCGATCCAAATTTCCGAGCCGTTATCCAGCGAGAAATAACCCTCGGCGCGATGGCGCCTGAGCCGCTCTCCGGGGAACGCCACCCGGAACACTTTCGGCAGCGTGTCGAGTGCGATCGAGGCGCGCGCCGCGTTGGCATGGAGGCGCAGAATGGCGTGGCGCGAATTATCGGCGCGCAGTGCGCGCGCGGCGATCTCGTGTACCAACAGCGTCGTCTTGCCGGACCGTGAGCCGCCCACCAGGAGCGCGTGCCGGTGCGACTGCAAGAGCTTGCGCGCCAGCTTCTGCCGGTCGGTCAATTTCAACTGCGACCTTACTTGCACTACCGATGAATCGGTCGTGTCTGCCATTCGCGTCCGTGTTGTTTGAACCAGTTGTTGTCATGTTTTTACGGCCCAAGCTACGGACGATGCGCGTTGAGATCGCCCCGCCCCTTCCCACTCGATTCGTCATTGCGAGCGAAGCGAAGCAATCCACAGTCACCGCCCCTAACTTCGGATTGCTTCGTCGCGGCGCTTTCCGAAATTGACGAGCCTAACCGAGGGAGGGTCAGGAAAAGGCGGGACGTACGCTCAGATCAGCTTGATGTTCACCGCACGCAGGCCGCGGGTGGTCTTCTCGATCTCGAAGCTGACCGGCTGACCTTCGTACAGGAGCTTGATGTCGGCCGGCAGTTCGGTGCGGTGCACGAATACGTCGCCGCTGCCGTCATCCTTGGTGAAGAAGCCGAATCCCTTGGTCTCGTTGAAAAATTTCACCTTGCCCGTGACGCTCACGTGCTCGCTCCTGTTCTGAAATGTTATCGAATCGTCGCGTCGCCGCGACGGCCGAGCCGTCGCGACGTCCGCCGTGGCCGCCACACACAACGAAACGCCCGGCCGGCGCGCGCCGCATCGGCATCGCACGACGGCAGGGACGCGATTGTCGTCAGCTATGTTGAGAGAATGCTGGGAAGAGCTTGACGCTCGAGACAGGCTGCGGAAAACGCTGGGCACAGTTCGCCAAGGCCCGCCTGCACGCGAAGAAATGCCCCAGATTTTTTCGCCTGTCAAACAGGGCCGCGCCAAAATCACGCTTGTCTCTTTGGACAACACGTTGAAATACAATGACAAAAATTTTTGTTCTGAAATGATCGCGCAACACGTGCTGACTGCGGTATCGGGCATCGCACTCACCGATGATTCTCGGATGATTCTCAGATCGACCGCATCGCAGCGGCAAGCTCGCGCACCAGTTTCTCGCGGTATTTGCTCATCCAATCGACGTAGCGCATGATTCGCTCGCCGCGCGCGGAGGCGGCGATGCGGTACTCGCGATAGGATTTATTGACCGATTTCAGCCCGCCGGCGCGTTGCAGCTTGGCGATTTCCGCGTCGACGCGCGCGATTGCCGCTATCGCCTCGGCGCAAATGTCGCCATGCGCTCGTAACGCAACACCGAGCCGTTTCGCCGCGGCCGCGATCGCGTCATCGACCAATTGAAGCCGCTCACTGGCATCGAGATCGCCGCCATGACGCGCCTCGAGGCGCCGCAGACGCGCGGTGGCCGCCACTGCAACACGATCGGCATCGCCGGCGCGCCGGCACCAGCAACGTGCCTGCGCCAAATCTCCTCTAGCCACGATGCGAACGCCGTCCTTCTCCTCGGCCGCGCCGATCGGCGTAAAACCCAGACCCTCACAATACGCCGCGACCAGCGGGATCCGACCGGCCTGGTCGCGACAAAGAGCAGTGTTGCGGGCGCCGGCCGCGTTCACAGCGTCCATGATTGATCTCCCATTGAATCATCGGCTGCGGCCGGCCGGCCAGGGCGTCGCGTTCAGCGCACGGCGACGCGGCGGCGGATCAGTTCCTGCGTGATGATGCGCAGGCCCTGCAGCTTGCGGGCGTTGAACGCCCGCCGCGTGATTTTCAAACGCTTGACGCCATGATCGACGTCTTTGTCGAACGCCGCCCACAGCGAGCCGAGATTGACGGCGCGCGCCAAATGGTGGAATTCCGCGGCCGAGAGGAAAGCCGCCGGCCAATGCAGCGCCTCTTCCATGCGGGCGATCTCGGCCGGTGACGGCGGAATGCGCACACGGTTTCGCATCTGCGCCATGCGCTCCAGTTCGCGCGTCTCCATTTGCGCATTGAGGTCGCCGCGGTCGTAAAGGTAGGTCGGCATAGAATTGACGTAGCCGCGCGGGCTTGTGGCCGTCGGCAGCCGCGCCAAGATGCGGAACGCTTCCTCGAGGCGCTCCATGACGTGGATGAGCGACCAACGATCGGGCACCTGGCGGGCCCGCGCCAAAGACAATGGCTGCGCCTCCCTCAGCGCGCCCAAAATGCCGGTGCGCTCGCCGCGCAACTCCGCTCGTGCCGCCGTCGCCGCCCGTTCATCGAGCGGCCGCTCGGTGTCAGGAGGATCGCCCGCGCGACGGTGCAATTTGCGAGAGTCTCCATCTGCCGCCACGGCGCCGCTCTCCAACTTCAACGTGACGTATCTTTGATAACCGTCGGTGTAAAATACGTTTGCCGCAGTGTCGCTGCGGCCTCGGCGGCAAGCTCCGGCGCGGTGTAGGCGCGCCGCATGTGCCGTTCGCAGTAGGGAATGCCACGTTCGAGATCGGCCCCTGCGGCTCCGCAGAAAAAGAAACGACCGGACCCGGGCCGGCCGTGGGGCCACCTGCAACTGGTGTTTGTCAGTTCTAACACCGTCATTTTGCTGGAAACCGCTTCGACCGGCTCTTGCATCGCTTCGTCGCGCACGCCACGGCGGCGACGCGCAAAGAAATCGGCGACCGTCAGCGACGGTCGCGCCTGCGGCCCTGCGGCCGCCGCCTTCGCTCGCGGTCTCGGCCTTTTCGGCGTCTTGGATGTTCGGCTGCCTTGTTTGCTCCGCCTTGTCTCCGCGCTATCGAGGCGCAACCGGAAGATCTTTCCCAGCACCGCCGAGCGCGACAGCCCGAGCCGTGCGGCGATGGCCGCGGCGGTCTCGCCTTGCGCCCACAGCTTGCGCAACGATTCGATACGCTCGGGCGTCCAGGAATCCGTGCGCATGCCTCGTCTCCCATGAGGTGTCCGCCGCGCGGCGCGCGGTCGTTGGTCTGTCGGGATTGTTTCGTCTGTCGTGGCGCGAAGCGGCCGGTGCACGCCGCTCATGTCACTGTTAATGATATTTAGTCGCTATTTTCGCGACTGTCAAGTCGCATATTTAGGGCCTAGGCTGGATAAACCGAATTGGTGACAATCCCCGCATGGCGAAACGCACACGATCGGCCCGGCAGATGACCGGCCTCTACTACGCGCGCGAAGCGCGCGGCATGTCGCGCACCGAGTTGGTGCGCCGCTCCGGCGTCTCCAAGCAGCAGCTATCGCGGCTCGAGAACGGCCTGATCAGAATGCGGCTCGATCACCTCAAGCCGTTCGCCGCCGTGCTCGGCTACACGCCGGAGCAGATTTTGCTGTGGGGCCGTTTTCCCGGCACCCCGGGCGCCCATGTCGAATCAAGCGACGTGCTGCGGGAAGAATCCTCGCACGACGAACCGCTCGGCCCGGCCGTGGGTCAGATTCCCGAACTCGACACCCGCGCCGGCCTCGGCGGCGGCGGCCTCCCCGCCCGCGAGGTGCGCAAGGACGGCCGGCATGCCGACCCGCTGAAGGCCGAAGGATGGCTGTTTCCGGGCAGTTTCGTGCGTGAGCAGCTGCACACCTCCTCCAGCCGCCTGTTGGTGATCGACACCAACGGCGACAGCATGGCCCCGACGATCATGTCGGGCGAGCGTGTCATCGTCGATACTGGCCACAAGACGCCGACGCCGGATGGGCTTTATGCCATTCGCGACACGTTCGAATGCATTGTCGTCAAGCGCCTGCAGGTGCTGCGTTCGTCGCGCCCGACGCGAGTCAACATCATTTCCGACAACGTCAATCACCCGAGCGAGGAAATGCCGCTCGCCGACCTCGAAGTCGTCGGCAAGGTGTTGTGCTGCCTCAAGCTGTTCTAAGCTTCGGCTCCGCTTCTCTCACCCGATTATTCGCACACCAATTGCTCGAACCCGACGGCGCAGGACGCCGACGGTGATTCGCTTCGGCCGCGTCGTTACGCCGTGACGCGAATTGGCTTGTCACCTTTTCCTTGACTTTCGTGACACTATCTGTCAGATATGGTGACGACACACAGGCAAGGCGGTCCACGGTCATGGCGGCCTCCGAGTTCCCTCGCGCCGCGGCGCGCGCCGACGCTGCGTCCGCCATGACGACCGCGCTGGCGCTGATCGGCGCGGCGTTCGGCGAAGCCGCTATCGCCGACGCGTTCAAACGCAGGGTCGCGCACGTCATCCGGCGCGGACCGCATAACGCCGCCGTGCGCGCCCGCTTTGGCGCCCGCGCCGCGCTCCTGCGCGGACGCAGTCTCGACGCCGCGATCGTCACGGTCGAGCGCTGGTGGCGCGCCGAGCGCAAGGCATTTCAGATCGCGAGCGCGCTCGGCTGCGCCACGCGGCTCTCGCTCGAAGTCTTGCGCGAGCTGCGGCTCATCCTGCGTTGGATGCGAATCAAAAAATTGGAAGGGGACTACCACGCCGCCGTCGCGACGTTGTGCGACGAGCCGATCGCGATGGCGGCGGAATGA